TGTTTCTGACTATGGTAACTCTGACATAGATGATTTAGAATATTGTGCTAATGTTGATGTATCTTCTTTTTCTTTATTTGTTGATGATGATGAACAATCACATTCTTATCCTAATCACATCTTTAAATCTAATATTAAAATAACTAACAACGGCGATGATATAACACCTTCTGATCCTTCCGCCCCACCAGTTCCCTTTACTGTCGATTATTCCCCTGCTCTCTCTGAGGGCATGAGTCGTAAGGGTACACTTGTTGCTCCGGGTGCAAGTAATGACGGACAGGAAATTGAAAGCAATGGTCTTAACGTCCGTGTCACACTGACGGACGAATTTATAAAACTCCGTGACAGCTATGACGAACTCAAAGATTATACATATGAATTTGTATGTTATATCACTACTTCTCCCCCTGAAAAGTCGTCTTATGAAGAGAGCGTTAAAAACGCTGTTTATACCTCGTTGGACTATGGCAAATATATGTATACTACAAGCGGCGTTGTTGATGATGTTACGGACGATAACAAAGAGCCTACGGAATGGATAAAGGCAGAGGGCATAAATGCTGGTTACATTATTGGCAAGGGTGGCTCTGTCAAGAATGTTACTATCAATCTTGAAAATCTTGATAGTTCACAGTTCACAGCCGATACAAAGCTTTATATCGTGGTATATGGTCGCTTGACCTCTCTTTCAGTTCCTACTCCTGATTATTTTGACCTTGACAATCAAGGCTATCTGTGTAATCAAGGCTCTTTGAATACAAAGCAGATTGTAACTGTAAATGCTGACCCCGAAACAGGCGAGGGAACAGACGTTGTAATGCCTGATTACTATTGTGTAACATCAACGGCATTTAATTACAAAGATTATCCAGAATATAAGCCGAAAATCTTCAAGAATGGTGCTGAAATGGATACAAATAAGCCGTTTACCGATTATCTCGATAAGAAGTTGACCCCTGATTATATGTATGATTATGATATGGATAAAAACGGAGAAAGCGGTCTTGCTCCTGACGATTTCGAGAAGTATGAGGAACAAAAAAATCTTGATAAAAATTTCGGTTCTGTTGATTTCGGACTTGACAGCATTAAATCAGTGTTTGACGGCTCGTCCGACTTTTTCAAGTTCTTAACTGCAAGTATCGGCATTTTGCCCACAACGTTTTTAACTATCCTTATCTCTTTCTTTGTTGTCATGTTAGCAATATGCGTTGTTAAATGGGTCTTGAAATAGGGGGTGCAAAATGGATTGGTTTTCACTTATGAAGTCGCTTTTTGTTTCAATTCAACACTTAATGTGTTTGCGTATTCGTTTTGGTGAATTTAGTTTCACAGTAGGTGCAATGATTATCGGATTGTTTGTTATATCCTGCTCCGTTGCTCTGCTAAAATATCTTTTCCACAATACATAAGGAGTTGTTAAAATGGTTTCAATATTAAAATTATTCGTCCTGTCACTGATAGTAATTCTTGCTATCAGTGCAGTTCTTGGCGTGGTGGCGTTCTTTATGGACTTGCATGCCTTTAAGTCTGATAAAGATTTGTCGCTCCCTCGTAAACGGCTTATAGAAACACTATACGAGGAACAGGAGTTAAAAAAGCAATCGGCTGAACAGCCACAGAACACGCCACAGAGCGACAAGCAAGAGCCTGAGAAAGAGGGGTGGTAAATGTGTTATATGATGTTCAAAACGCCTGTTATCAGTTGTTAAAGCTTCTTGGCTGTGACTTAGCCGCTATTGACGTTATTAAAACGTGGAAACAATTCGGTGTGCTTTGCATTGAATTTGTGTTTGCCTGTTTAATGCTTTTCCTGCTTTGGAAAATGCTTTATAATGCTATGATACGTTTCTTCAACCCTCGGAGGTAGCTTATGATTTTATTAGATTATTTCGTTCGTCTGCCGTCCTTGGCGGCTTATACTGCCTATGATAAGGCTACGGCTTTATATTTTAACTGGTCGCAAATATTCAACGGTTGGGGTATACACTTATTTGTCGGCAAATTCGGTGCAGGAAAAACTTCTCTCATGGTCGCCGAAGCTTATGAACTCTGTCGCAAATATCCGCAACTTCATATCTTGACAAATATCAATATCAAAAACTTCCCCGACTATACTGAGATACTTCCCTTGAACACTGCACAAGATATCCTCAACGCCCCTAAAAACACGCTTGTTTTGATAGACGAGATAGGCACTATATTCAATAGCCGTGACTTCTCGGGCGGTAAATGTGCCGTTCCTAAACCTCTATTTCAGCATTTGTGCCAATGCCGTAAACGGCGTATGATGATATATGCAACAGTGCAGAGATTTAACCTTTTAGACAAACAAATAAGAGATATTACCGCAGATGTGACCGCCTGTCATACGCATTTCAAACACCCATTTTGCCGTATACAGACAGGTTACACATATGACATTGAAGAATACGAACTCTATGCGGAAAATAAGGCTTATACACCTGCACAGATGTACAATAGAACGTATCTACAGACAAATAAACGCCGTCAACTCTACGATACATCACAGCTTGTCACGAATATGTTACAAAAAGAGTATTTGTCTGATGAAGAAATACTCGCCAATCGTGAGGGCATAGAGCCTAACACACAGCCACTTGACCGAAAGCAAAAGAAAACTATACGCAAGCGGAAAAATGCTTGGTAATGAAACAACTCGCAGTGGTTGCCGTGAGGCTCACTGCGAGTTGTTGTTGTCTTTGTTGTAATTATTGCCCTGACTAAATCTATTAATCAGTATCATATTAGTGTCTAACAAGTTCTTGTTCATCATTTCAAGTCGCTTGTTGGTTTCCTGTAATTCCTTGTATGTCTTTTCTGTGTTGCCTGCCGTGCAGATTATCGCAACAAACAATATTATGTTGATTATGATAGCAACTATTGCTATCACAACAGCCGTTGCAACAGCTGTTTCACTCATTTCAATTAAACCCATGTTCTCACCCCTCGTCTGTATGTGTCTTTATTACAATGTGGCTGTCCTCTGCGGATTTTATCTCATCAGTGATAACCTTTTTGAGATATCCTGCTTTTGATAAACCAAGCTCTTTTGCTCGGTCATTTATCATCTGATTAAACCCCTTTGGAGCATAAAACTGTATTTTTTCGAGATTTTCTGCGTTCCATTTTGCATTAGCTTTCTTCTTGGCTTCTGATACCGCCATTACCTCACCACCTTTTTTACATTATACTATATCTATTGTAATTTGTCAACCACAATATACACTATATCCAGTTAATAATTATTTAATAAATACTTTACACTATATCCATTGCATATGGACTAGATATAGTGTATACTTAATACAGACAAAGGGAAAGCGGATAACCCACAAACCGCAGAAAGGGTGTTTAAAATGAAAAAACTTGTACTATATCGTGTTAAATTTTATATTAAAAAATTCGGTGAACATCATTATTTTTACTATTGCTACGCTCATAATGCTAAAGAAGCTCGCTCATTTGCTGAAAATGCTTGGTATTCTTATAATACGTCACATATGTTTCGTATAGCTGTTTCTCGTGATAATGATCGCTTACTTGTTTGCAATCTTTGTACATTCTATCGTTTTCTTGAATTTTAACAGCTCTAGGGGGTTGACTGTTTCAGCCCCACTCCATTAATCAAACTTGAAAGGATTGCTGAAAATGACTATTTCAAACTACTATGTTCGTGAGTATCTTCACCTTTATCGTGAATATCGTAAAGTAATTAATATATTTGATGCTTTTCTTTTGTATGGGAAAATAGAATACACTCTCGGTGAGTTGCGGAGAAATCTTTCACTTGACTATCAATTTCACTGTGCCCTTCATGATAGGCTCTTTAATCTTTCTTGCCGTACTTGTGAAAAGTTCGGTGAACTTAAATCTTAGAATGATTTCTGATTTTTCTATCCGTGAAATCTATCATGCGAACGGCTGGGGGTGAATTGCGTATTGTTGGAATCATTGGAATGTTGGAAACAACAGCTTACAGGTTTTCAACATTTCAATGATTTCAATGATTCGCAAGAGGGGAACGCCGTTCAAGATTCCCCCTTTTCGCTTCCCTCTCGGCGTTCTTCTGTACTCTAATGAAGTCGGGGTTAGTATTACCCCCGACTTCGTTACAAGTTACAAAGTACCGCAAACAACGTAAATAAGCGGTTATTTCTGTAACCAAATTTGTTACAAACTTCGTTACAAAGGTGGTGAAAATGTGTCGGACTTTGCTTGCAAGTCAACGTTCTGCGTTATAAATAACCCTCGCTACGATATTACATACAAGCACAATGAAGAGGGTGATATAATCAAAGACGAGAACGGCAAGGCGGTTATATTAAAGCAAGAGCCTACGGAGTATCATTCATTGACAGAACAACAGATATGTGATGATGTTCTTAATAAGTGGGTCGGTGATGATGATAAGCGAACAGGAGCGGTTTTATTCTGCGTTTCTGCCCTCGGTCTTGAACACTTGCATTGTGTGTTTGAGAGTGAAAAGACGTTCCGTCCGCTGTCTGCCTTGAAAAAGCTTTTCCCTAAAGTTCATATTGAGATAACCAAAGGGAACAAAAAGCAAGTCGAGGACTATATAAACAAGGTCGGAAAGTTCGAGGAAAAGGGCGAAAAGATAATCGCAAAATCACAGGTCGGTGAGATAAAAGGCTGTCAAGGCAAGCGAAACGATTTGATTTCAATGTCTGATATCCGTGATTTGATATACAGCGGACAAACTCCGAACGATATTTATAGACAATATCCGCAGGCTATCAAGTCCAAAACGGCAACAGAGGAACTATTTTATTTGTACCGCAAGGACAACACGCCGCCCGAACGTGATGTGAAAGTACATTGGCTGTTTGGCGGTACTGGGTGCGGAAAATCATACACATACATTGAACTTTGTGAAAAGCATGGTGATGTAAATATCTATCGTGTGACCGACTATGACCACCCTTTTGACGGCTACCAAGGCGAACCGATACTCATTCTTGATGAGTTCCGTGGGCGTATCTCATACAGCTACTTGCTCACTCTGCTTGACAAGTACCGCTCGCAAGTGTCGGCACGTTATAGCAATAAAATGACGTTATGGACGGAAGTATATATAACTTCTCCGTTCCTGCCTACTGAACTATATCAAAAGGCGGCTGAACGTAATGACGGCATAGACAAGCTTGAACAGCTTACAAGGCGTATTGATGATATAGTGTATTGTTTCAAATATCCTGCCGAGAATAACAGCGGTACATTTTATTGTAAATACAACGTTGATTTTGACCTTCATTGTGATAGTCACGCTATCCGTGAGCAGTGTTCACACGTTCGTCACGAGGTTTCACAAATGGGATTGTTCACACTTATGGACGGCTTGACTTCAAAATTTGTTGAAAATAAATCGTAAAGTTAGTGTCACGAGGAAAATTTTTAAATTCTGAAAGGAGCAAAGCGACTGTAAGAAGTTAAAAATTTAGGCAATGGAACTTGTGAACGCAGTGAACAAGGTCGCTTGCCGTTCCGCCACAGCGTCAGCCGTGGCATAAGTGACACGATAAAGAAAAACCAACGTAAAAGCCAACGCCAAATCCGAAAAAGCAAAACAAGCCAAACAAAATAAAGTAAAAATATTTAATGTAAGAAAACGTCAATTTTACAACGCCGTAAAAATATGGTATAAATAAATTAGGAGGTACACCATGAAGCAAAAAGAAATTTGCAAGGAAGAAATCAACCTGTTCTATATGTGGCTCTGTGGCACGATAGGCAAGGAGAAAGGAGAGGATAAAAGGCTTGTATATCTGTGCTGTCCTGCTGAGCGTGATACGCTCCTCAGGCTGTTTCTTGAAGAATACAACGCACAGCACCGCTATAGTGCATTTAAAAAGGCGTTTAAGCCTACCACACGCATTATTACAACAAAAAGAGTGTAGCCATTATAAGCCCATGTATTGGCGTACATGGAATGACTACACCCAATATTACAACCCCTCGAAAGGAAGTAATCACTATGAAATTCAAAGAATTTTATTACAAGGACTTTCGCCCCTCTTATTTAGAGGGCGTTGTCCGCTACCCTGAGCAAACCGACTATGTGATTGAGCAGAATTGCAAGCCGATAAACGGCAAGGACCTTTCCGAAATCGGTCTTTCTGACCTCAATAACATTATCAAGATATGTGATAATACATATTGCATTGACAGAGTGAAAAAGCTCCGCAGTGTTCTTAAGCGTATCATGCGCTATGCGTATGCGTGCCGTTACACGTCTATTGACCTATCCGCTTTTGAGCTTAGACGTTGCAGAAAACGCCCTGAAACAGTGCAACAGCTATCATTTACGGCAGAACAAGCCGCCTTTCTGACTTCTGGTGACAGCACAATAATTAAGATGTTCCGTTTTGAGTGCTTGACAGGTTTACGCCGTGAAGAAATACTCGCCTTGCGTTGGGAGAACGTTGACCTACCTCACCGCCGTATCTTTGTTTGTCAAACTGTGGTTGTGCTTAAAGGCTGTGCAAGGCTTGTTGACGATACCAAAAACCACAAGTTCCGCTATGTGGAGTTGAACGAAAGTGCTTACAAACTGTTGCTTTCCGTTCCGCAGACCTGTGATTTTGTATTCGGCAATCCAAGAAGCAAAAATTTTCTTTCCCCTCGTCGCTATCATGAGGAATATAACACAATGTTTATTCGCAAGAACGAGGAATGGAAAAAGACACACTCAGAGGGCTTGCCTCACCTCACACCGCACAAATTCCGTCACACGTTCGCAAGTCTGCTGACCGCTAACGGAGCAGATGTCAAGACAGTTGCCGACTTACTCGGACACACAAAGCTTGACACCACAAACATTTATTTGCATAGTTATGATAATTTACGCCGACAGGCGGTCGATAAGATACAATTAGATAATTAATTTAACAACCGCTCTTTGGGCTTTTGGTCGGAGCGACCGGATTTGAACCGACGACCTCTACCACCCCAAGGTAGCGCGCTACCAATCTGCGCCACACCCCGATATCGTATATATTATACCCGATTTGGATACAATAGTCAAGAGTTTTCAGTCAAAATAAAAAAATTGCAAAAAAGGTATTGACATTCACTTTCATTTGTGATATAATAAATAAGCACTCAGGAGAGAGCAGTAAAAAACAGTAGAATATCGCGGGATGGAGCAGTTCGGTAGCTCGTCGGGCTCATAACCCGAAGGTCGTTGGTTCAAATCCAGCTCCCGCAACCAAAAGAAAAAGGCTGTTGCATTTGCGACAGCCTTTTATTTATTCTTATTCTCTTACCATTTCGTAAACTTGAATTTTAGAACCAGGAAACTCTTTACAATGCTGTTTGCAAATCTGTTTTGCCTCATTCAAGTCATATGCAAAGCCTATTTCAATATTATGATAAGGGTCTGTAACGTCATAGACTAAGTAGAATTTTTCTCCAACATCAATGTAATTAATAACGCTGCCATTCTTATTTTTTTTCATTTTTCATTTCTCCTTGACAATTATCATTTAATGTGTTATACTCGGATTTACAAAGCGGAGGATATCCGAGTTTGTGTGTGAATATGTAGTCGGTGTGTTTTGACGGATTACCGACTACATTTTTTTATGCCTCTTCAAGCATTTGTTTGAGTTCATTAATCAGCTTTGATAAAGCTTCATATTCGCAATCAGCATGAATGTTCTGAGCCTTGTCTATTATGATTCTAAGCTGTTCACGCTTTGCATACTTTATCGCAAGTTCTGTAGCTGTAGGCATATTCTGCATTATCCTCACTCCTTTCAATTTCCTCCGCTGTGAAAGTTCCCTTTATCTCTTTCACTATATATATTATAGCATATCGGGTACAATATATCAATTGATAAAATAAACAAATATATAGGGTACATATTGTGCATTATGTATATTGTACACATATATAAAATGTAGTATAATATCAGTAAAGGCGGTGATATTATGGCATATTCAGAAGCACAAAAAAAAGCAACTGCAAAGTACATGAAAAATAAGCTTGATGATATCAAGGTACGAGTGCCAAAAGGCAAGCGTGAAGTCTACAAAGCCCATGCAGAACGGCAAGGCAAAAGCCTGAACGCCCTTATAATTGAACTACTCGAAAAAGATATGCAGGAGCATTAAGCCCCTGCATTTTTTTATTAATCATTTTCCTGCTGTTTTGAATAATCTCTCATAAATTGAGGGGCGGAACAATTTTCACAAACAGTTGAATCCGTAAAATGATAAACACATTCCTCACAGTAACCATAACAGCCGCACTCAAAAAAACCGCATTTCTTATTATCGCACTTACCAAAATCAGTATTTTCCTTGCACCAAAAATTAAACTCTTTCATTTTCAACATTCCTTTCAAAATTCTCAAAAATCATTTCAAGAACATAGCTCACATAAAGCAGAAACGCCCCTGAATAAGCCGTAAGAACTACCCTCATAAATTATCACCCTTATAAGGTGAAAGCTTATAGCCTATCGCTTTCGACATCTGAGCCTTATTCTCAGCAGATACATGAGTATATGTATCAGCCGTAAGCTTGTATGTACTGTGACCGAGCCACTCCGAAACCTCTTTCATACTGAAACCGCTGTTAAGCATAAGCGTTGCATTGCTGTGTCTAAGGTCATGTATGCGAATTTTAGGCAAATCGTTCTTGCGGAGCAAGTCTTGAAAGGCGTGCAGTACATAATCATAGTGAAGCGGTACACCCTCAGCGTTCACGCACACATAATTCCTTGCCTTGCACAGTGGAGCTTGTCTGCTATAAAGCTTATGCAAGTAGTCAAGTTGTTCATCACTAAGAGGAAACTCACGGCGTGATTTTACTGTTTTCATTCTCTTGTTTTGACTTTCGACCCAGTGTCCGGACTTATAGTCTTTTATCCTAGTTCTTGTTTCACGGATATAAAGACAACGCCCGATAAAGTCAACATTCTCCCACCGCAAACCGAGTATCTCAGACTTGCGAAGTCCAAACCACACAGCGAGATACACAAAGCTTTCTATCTGAGTACCATAAGCTACACGAAGGAGCTTCAAGAGCTGTTCTTCTGTATAATATGACATTTCATTTTCCACCTTTCGAGGAAGTGAAAAAGCCGTGTAAGGATTTTTGCTTATAAAATCGTTCTTATATGCGTAATTCAGACACGCACGCATGACTTCATGATGTTTACGGAGCGTATTCACAGAAAGCCTTGTATCATGCAGTATGTGCCTTTGATAGCCCTCTATGTGCATAGGCTTGACATCAACAAGTCTAAGTCCTTTGCTCTTGAAATAAGGGTAAAGGTATTTTGTTATGATACCTACATAGCCATCATAAGTTGACGGAGATTTTCTGTAACACGTTTCATTATTCCATACTATGATATAGTCACAGAACAAAATTTTATCCGTGTCAATGTTTTCAATGCTCATTATCATTTTGCCAAGGTCCTTTCCTGATGATAGTTATTATAGATTTTTACCTTTGTCACGTTATCAAGCTGATGAAAGACGGCTCTTGAAAGTCTGTGCTTGCGGAGATATTCAAGGAAACTTTTTGATTCAGTTGCAGGCGAAGTATTACGTAAAGCCCTAACAATATCAGAATTGCAATCGTTATTATAAAAGCTTTCAAGTATTTGTTGCTGAACGTTTTCAGACAATGACAAATAATGATTATAACTAATCCTGCAAGTATCAGATAGAAAACGTTGAAAAGCAATAAGCATTTCATCATTCATTTAGTTCACTCCTTTCAAAATAATCATCATATTCCTTGCGGTACTCGTCAGAGTAAATATAATCAAGGAAATCTGCAATATTATCAAACCTAGCTGAAACTTCTTCAAAGTTCGGAATAATATTTACATTTGTATTGTACTTATACTGGTTAGAGGTATAAGGTTTTGTAATAGCCGACTTTGAAACGCTATCAAAATCGGTATTACTGTATATGATCTGAGGGTCTCGATTACAGTTTCGACTGCTCCAATAATACTTGCCGAATATCTTATTATTGCCCTTTGTAATATATTTTGTGATATAGAACGCAAGAGCCGCCGAATTATTTTCCACAGGAATAGCCGTGGAAAAACCGTATTTCCATTCAGGGATATTATATACAACGTTTCTAACGTGCAAGTTCTTTTCCTCTATGGTCTTTAATGTCACAGGTTTGTTATATCCAGTTACGAGCCTTGTGCCTGAATCGACCATATCAAAGCAATCATTGATAAGAGCGTGACAATGTATACCGCCGTTCTTATGCCTTTCAGGAATGAGCAAGTATTTCATATCTTTCCGCTTGACCTGATTTTCAAGCCACCGCCTAAGTTTTTTCTTAACAAAATCAGCATTAGAAAAATCGTATTCACTACCATTGAAAGTGATAGTGAGAAAATACGCCCACTCATTTGAAAAAGCTATATCAAAGACCTTGTCTTTTGCACGCTTTAATATATCTGTCCGTTCCCCTCTTTCCTCTTTTGAAACCTTTGCAGGCTTTTTGATTATCTCAAACATATCTGTTTGAACATCTTCTTCCTGCTGAGATTTCTCAAATTTCTCCCATTTTCGTTTAAGCTGTAATATTTTCTGATTTTGCTGATATTCTTCAAGGTTTTTGTCAACGAATATGTAATTGTTGCAATAAGTTGTTGTTGAAGAGCCGTCAGCATAGATTTTTGTTTTAGTATTTTTTAAAACGACCTCAGGAGGTAAATCATAAAAATTTGCCATTTTCCCACCGCCATTTTAGTTTTTGACGGAAATTTGCGGTTATTATCAAGTATATAACCGCAAATTTCTAAGCTTGCAAGCTGTTCGCCACGGCGCACGCAGGAGCGTGCGCACGTGGCTGAATCAATCTTGCATAGCTTTTAAAATTCTGCTTGCTATTTTCTCTTGCTCAGTTGTGCGCCCGATTTTCAGCCCCTTAACGATTTCTTCTGTATCATAAAGCGACCTTAATTCATCAGTGGCGCAAAATGTTTCTTTCCATTCTTTCGGACGTTTTCTCGTTCCTGCACTGCCCTGCTCTCCATTAATGAGATAATTTTCTTTTGTATAGCATTTATTGACGATAAGGCGTGAATTGAAATACGCCTTACAATCTATGATATAATTGACCTGCTCACGAATTATTTTTGTACACCTTTTCCACTCCTGAGCCGACCCCCATATACACTTGTGTAAATGCCGTTGCAGTGAGATATATTCGAGAAGCTCGTCCGGAGCATCTTTCCATGATTGAGAATTAAGAGTCAGGTGCATTTCATCAAACAGAAACAGCACGCCTTGATTAACGCCGTTTTCGTCAATATTCTCAACGTTCAAGATATCTTCCCAACAATCAAAAAATCTGTCAGCCACTTCCGTATGAAAATTAGCACAGATAAGCACTTTCGGGAATCTACTCTTGACCTCTTGCGCACGTTTCACCATGCTTATAGTTTTACCTCGACCGCCTAAGCCGTTATAGAGATACAGCCCATACATATTGAACGGAACTTCTTCACCTTTAAGCCGCTTTCTAATAGTCTTGAAAGTGTCCTTTACCGATAGAGGGAACGCATGAAGCACAGGCGTACCAAACAGCATAAGAAGCACGATAACACCCACCACAACGCTTCCCAAGGCGAGAGGTATAAGCATAGCTTTCCAATTGATATTAGCAAATGCCGACCACATTATAAAAGCCCCCTTACAAAGTTCACTAGTGCAGATACAAGCAAAAGTCCGAGAACAAAGAAAATGCTCTCAAACATCAATTCAAGATTTAAGAATTGGTCAAGCTGATACAGAAAAGAAATCATATCCCTAAGAGCTGAATAAGCTTCATCACTTATTGAGAATGACTTAAAGAACGGCAGACTAAAGAACAGCTCTACTATTTTCGCAGTTATCATTATTCTCCCTCACTTTCACTAGATTCATGGAGCTGTATTCCGAAGCAACGGAACAAAGCCTTAATTGTCGCATAGATACAGATAGCGTACATTGCTATAGTTGAAGCATTGAACAGAGCACTCTTAAGCTCGTTCGGAGCGGAGTTCATATTAAAATCAAAGTCCTTTCCGAAAAGTGTAAACGTAACTGAATTTGATGATGATTGCTTACCCTGCTGAAAAGCTTTTCTCAACTTTGCATAAGCAGGAAACTTGCTTTCTATAGCCACATTCAAATCTTTTGAGTTAGGTACAAAAAGATAGGTCACGAGCTTCTTCAAGTCGACCACGAGATTATACAGTGCAATGCCGATATTTTTAACGATAGTCCACAAACACTTGCCGAGCCACTCAAAGATACCTAAGAAGTTGAAGAATATAAATTTCAAAGCCGCCCACAGCCAACGGAAGAAGCCTGTGAAAGCGTTCCACAGAAATTCAACAACCGCCTTTAAAAAGTCCGATATGCCGTCCAAGTCATGAAACATATCAAAATTAACGTAATCCCTTATATCAGGAAAATCAGTATCTATATAATCAGACAATGAAGGAAATTCTTCATAGTCTTTCTTTTCGCTGAAAGGCTCTTTCTTGTGACTATCTACAGTATCAACAAGACTATATTCATAGCTTGCTGCACAGAATCGGTCTTTATATAGTGCCTCGTCACCTTTACCTTTAGCAGCTATAAGGAAGAAATAAAGCTTGCCCGTATTTTCAATATCTTTGTTACTGTTATACCGCATAATGCCGTCACGCATAACATTCAGAGGGATTGAGCCATGCAAAGGGTTTTCTTTCGTGAAATCTCCCGAAGTGTCCATAGGGAGATAGTACCAGCCGTCAGAGTTAGGATAATCCCATTCTGATTGATTAGACACGGCAATGTTTACGTTGTATACATCATTATCATTTTTCGGTTCAAAATTAAACAAAAAGTTTTTGCTATCATCATCATAAGTAATAGAAGCTTTATATGGTTTCGCAAATGGACTTGATACATCAAGTTTATCTCCATTATTGGTAATGTTAACATTTGTAGCATAAATGTGATTAAGATTAGAATGTGATTGTTCATCATCATCAACATATAAAGAAAAAGAAGATACATCAACATTAGCACAATATTCTAAATCATCTATGTCAGAGTTACCATAGTCAGAAACACGAGCCTTAATAAAAGAATAAGTAAAAGATGATGAATAGCGACCATGTGTAAGAATTAATGTATCATTAACCAAAATATCATCAGGAATAAAGAAAATGTAATACCACCAATAATACTGTGAACTATCCTCAGAATATGTCATAATATAATGAGAATTTTCAATATCAATATTGTTATTTTTTGCATAATCAATCATTTGTGAAAATCGTTTCACACGAATAACGTTACTAGACGAACCACCACCGCTAACATCATCAAGTGCAAACACAGGCAACACACAAGCAGAACACATCACGATAAGGGCAAGCACTAATGACAGCGTTGCTTTAAGTTTTCTATTTATCATAATTCCCCCTTAAAAATTGGCATAATAAAAGGGCAGTTCACTGAATGAACTGCCCTCGTTGCTGTCAGGCTTACGCCTTTACGTACTTTTTGAACATTCTGATAGCAATGCCGATTACAGTTGTCAGAGTTATCACAGGGATAAGAGCGACGATAGAATCGGAAACGCCCTGAATAGCAGAGTTAGCGAACTGTGTCATAAGTTCACCGACATTTACGAGAGTATTGCCACCTTCTGCAGTTGTAGAAACAGGATTCATTAACACATTCTCCTTTCTTAATTAATTAAGCTATATATCCACTTGCCAAACTTGATGACAAGATAAATACCGATAGATATTGTTATCAAAAAGCATATAGTGCCTAAATATGAAATTGTAATATTTTGATTATTGATTATAGTGTGCTGATTTTCGATAACAGCCGACATAGTATATTCACCAGTCTGCTCAGAGGTAGAAACAGACGATACATCAATTTGTGAAGAAGTGACATCATTCAACGCCCACAACCTCAATTCCCTGAGCCTGTCGCTCCAGTTCTTTAACACGGAACTGCAGTTTAGAAATTTCTTTATTTTTCTTATCAATTGCCTTAAAGCAACGAGTAAGGCAATAAAACAGGGCAAGTGCCACCACCAAGCAAAAATAAAGTGCGTATACTGTCATGTTCAAGCCTCCTTACATAATGACCGCTTCAAGCTTCTTCTTATCGTTGTAGAAATACTGGATTTCCGTTCCGACAAGTTCTCCGATATCTTTCATAGACACATCTTTGCCGAACACGTTTCCTCTTTCGCTCCAAGCACACTTGCAGTCATTGGCGATAGTGTAACCGACACCCTGAACGAAATTTGAATCATCTGCCAACTTGTTTTCTATAGGCTTTTGCACCTGTAGCACCAAGTTGTCATAGTCGATTGATTTTCCGTTATCGTCCGTAAATGTGCCTTTCTTGTGGATTGCTCCTATAAGTATTCCTCTCATGTTTTTTTCCTTTCTGCGGTTGAGGTTATCCGCTGACCTTTACTTGATTTAATACCCCATATGGGGTACAAATATAATATACCCCATATGGGGTGAAATGTCAACCCCATATGGAGAACTTTGTTATAATTGTACAAAAAGGAGGAATTAAATGTATACAAGATTACGAGATTTGCGTGAAGATAATGACATATCACAAGCAGAGTGTGCCAAAATCGGATACATTTCAAAGAACAGTTACATAAGATATGAAAACGGGGAAAGAAACCCACCACTAGACGTCATAGTGACATACGCTAAATTTTACAACGTGAGCATAGACTACATAGCAGGATTGACCAATGACAAAGGCGGATTGCACAACAATGTGCAGAGCAAGTACAACATAACACAGAATAACAGCCCTAAGGCTGTTATCAAAATCAAGGAGGAAAAGTAATGGAAGCAGCATTAGCAACATTTACAGTTTGGTTTATAATAGGATTAATCGTATTTATTCTAATCATTGTAGCGATCATAGGCACATGGTTTGAAGCCCGTGAAATGCGCAAGGAGCTGGAGCAGGTCAACGCATACCTTGCAACGCTCAATGATAACATGATTATAGGTTTCCAGAACAACGACCGCCAAAGTCGCAACTTCTGAGAGCCTGCCGCCCTCGTTCCTGCTTTCCTGAGCTGTCGCTCTTG